CCCACAACACCTCCCACTTTAGAACATGAGGAAGAGCGAGAGCGCATGGCAAATGCAAGGGCTAGTGTAAATGTTTGAGTTTTTTGCCAACATTTTTCTCTATATTGCCTATTGTGTACTAATTTTGGCTATTTTGGTACACGTTGTGTCCTATGTGTTTCCGTTGGGTACATATAAGTTCCCAGTACAGATTGTCAGTCTGATCTTAATTCTTTTAGGAGGTTACTATGTCGCAGATCATCACGGCTATGAAAGACGGGTTGCAGAAGATCAAGCAGAAATTATCCGACTTAATGACGAAGCTCGCGCCAAAGAAGCCGAACTGAACAAGAAGCTCTCAGGCGTAACCACTGCACTTGTAAAGGCGAGAAACGATGTTAAAACAAAGCAGTCTAGTATTAATTCTAGGATTGACTCTGGCGAGTTGCGCCTCCCCACCAGTTGTCCCGTTCAAACCTCCACAGATGCCGCCTCTCCCAGAGGAGATTCAACCAATGACGGCCAATCTGAGCGACAGGCTATTAAAGATATTGCAGCCATCGCAGCAGACGGGGACATCGCCATCACCCAGCTCAACGCCTGTATCAACACCTACCAAAAAGTAAGGGAGATGGTCAATGTTAAGCCCTGAGAAACTCCACAAACTAGGTATTGGGGCTGAATGGGCTCAACCCTTGATGGATACGTTTGTCAAGTTTGGCATGGTCAGTCCAAAGGAACAAGCATCTTTCATAGGGCAATGCAGTCATGAGAGCAACCATTTCCGAGTCTTGGAAGAAAATCTTAACTATCGAGCAGAGACCCTTCAAGCTTTGTTCGGTCACAAGTTCAAACCCGAAGAAATTCAATCTTACGCCCATAATCCACAGCGCATTGCCAATAGGATTTACGCCAATCGCATGGGAAACCGTGACGAAGCCTCTGGGGATGGGTACCGCTTTAGGGGAAGAGGGCTTGTTCAACTCACCGGGCATGACAACTACTGGCACTGTGGCCAAGCGGTGGGTCAGGATTTTGTGATGAATCCTGACTTGGTGGCAACTCCAACATTCGCTGCGATGAGCGCTGGGTGGTTCTGGCAGACCCATCATTGCGGATCTTTAATAGATAATCAAGAGCAACTTTGTAAACGTGTAAATGGTGGATTAATAGGACTCCAAGATAGAATAGCTCAAACCCAAAATGCACTTGCTGTTTTGACTGCCTAGTGGGAAAATAGACTAAAAATGGGGAAATCATGACCACCACACTTGTTGCTACGCCAGCCAATCCTAACTCATGGGTTTTGACCTATGACAACTTGATTGCCATCGTTCCACAGTATTTGGAGAGGTCAGATACCGCAACAATTAATGCAATTCCTACGTTCATTACTTTGGCTGAGTTTGAGATAGCTCAGCAGATCAAGACTTTGGGTCAGTTGCAGATTGTTGAGGCGACAATGACCGCAGGTAACCCAGTCATCCAAAAGCCCTCCAGATGGCGTAAAACCGTCTCTATGAACTACACGGACAGCAGTGGTAACCGTAACCCTATCTTGCTTCGTAAGTACGAGTATTTGACCAACTATTGGCCAGTCAACACGCAGACATCTGCACCTTTGTTTTATTCGGATACAAGTTGGGATTTTTGGTACATAGCGCCAACTCCAGATCAATCGTATAACTTTGAGGTGCTTTACTATGAGCGCATTCAGCCTTTGAGTTCTACCAATCAGACCAATTGGCTGACACAGAATGCACCCAATGCCATGCTTTTTGGCACGTTGTTGCAAGCCATGCCTTTCCTTAAAAATGACCAACGTCAGATCTTCGAACAGAAATATCAGGAAGCTATTCAAGCCCTGAAAGCTGAGGATGTATCTAGAGTTGGAGATCGTCAATCTGTTGCAGTGGATAGTTAATCATGACCTACTATGTAAACCCCTATACAGGTTCCACGATCAGCCCATCTCAGGTTGGTTATGAGAGCCTCACAATCAGTGCTAACACCACGCTTCAGTGGCCAGTCAACGGAAACACAAGTGGAGTTGTTGCCAACATTATTGAAGTGACAGCCACAACGACTGGCCTAAAGTTGATTTTGCCCACTGCGACTCAAGTCTCTACAGGGCAGTCATTTTTAATTAAAAACATAGCAACCAATCCTTTTACGGTCTATGAAAATGACACCACGACTAGCCTGATCACCATCAATTCAGGAATCTCTTACTACATTTACTTGACCAACAACACCACTACAAATGGTTCTTGGTCGGTTTTACAGTTTGGCGCTAGTACATCATCAGCTAACGCATCAAGCTTGGCAGGTTATGGAATAAGCGCGACAAATACAACGCTCAACACAATCACACCGATTGTGAGCTATTACAGTAACATCACTTTACCAAACAGTGCTCAGTCCCAAATTTCATCATGGACTGGTGGAGTTGGCACCATTACTTTACCGACATCAACAAGCGCAACAGCAAGTTGGTACACCATTGTCAAGAACAACGGAACAGGTATATTGACAATTGCTTGCCAAGGCGCAGATGTCATTGATGGCGGTACAAGCTCATTCCAACTCCAAGTTGGAGAATCTTTGTATTTGATCTCTAATGGCTCAACAGGATATACGTCTTGGGGTTATGGTCAAAGTTCAGTATTCTTTTTCACACAAGAACAGATTTCGGTTACAGGTGCAGGTGCAACAATTACTTTGACGAGTACGCAAGCATCCTATACTTTACAGAACTACACTGGAACATTGGGTCAAAACACAAATGTTATTGTTCCTCCGACTGTTCAGTTTTACATTATCACTAACAGCACATCGGGTGCTTTTACACTAACATTTAAGACAAGTGTTGGTGGGGGCGCTACAGTAGCAGTTCCATCTGGAACAACTGTAGGATTAATTTGTGATGGCACAAACGTTACTGCGATCTCGACTGTAACCAATAGCGCAAACAATTTAACGCTTCAAGTGGGATCGGCATCTAATCCATCGTTGAACTTCTTGAGTAATTTAACGACTGGTCTTTACGTACCAAGCTCCAACACGATTGGATTTGCATCAAATGGAACACAAGCCGCGACACTTGGCCCATCAGGACTTTATGTTGCTAATGGTATTAGTGGGGGTTCATTTTGACCGCTAAGGTTGTATCCCTTACAGTCCCACCAGGCATTCAAAGGGATGGTACTGTATTTGCGTCTGCATCCTATGTTGATGGTCAGTGGGTTCGATTCCAACGTGGTTTGCCAAGAAAGATTGGCGGATACACGGGCGCATTTTTGAACTCATTTGGATTGTCTCGTGGTTTGATCATGAGCGCATCAAATGGGCTAAATTACATTATCTCTGGTTATAGCGCAGGGGTTCAGCAATGGATTACCAACAACGTCACAGCAATTGGGACTGGGCCAAATCCTTTTTCCATGCCCTCTACGTTTATGCCAAATGCCAACAACTTATGGCAATTTGACATTGGGTATGACTCTTCGGGTGGTGGAAATCTTCAGTTGATTGCACACCCTGGTCAGAATCTCCAGTACATCACAAGCACCACAAACACTCGACCCTTGTATGGTCAGTTCACAGGCACGTCATTAGCCCCTGTAGGCGTTTTTACTGCTACGGGTACACTGACATCAGGCTCTAGTCTTGTGACGTTTGCAAGCACGATTGTGGCGATTGGCGCAGGGGTTTCAGTCTCAGGCACTGGCATACCCTCCAACACCACGGTTGTCTCATCTAGTCTTCAAGGATATGGCCCTGTTGGTCAGGTCACTATCAATACGCAAGGCACAGGATATACAACAGGGACACACACAGGTGTATCCATTGTTGGTGGACAAATTGGTTCAGGCGCACAAGCCACTGTTGTTGTCACGGGCGGTGCGATCACTTCGGTAACGGTTACCCTTGGTGGGTCAAATTACTTGTACCAAGATACATTCACCCTATCTGGTGGTGGTATAGGATCAGGCACAGGTTTTCAAGGATCTATCAGTGCTTTGGCGTCAATCACCTCTAATTTGTGGACAGCTTTTTTAAACAATAGCGCAACCACAAGCGGAGCGCAGACATTGACATTCGACAACAATATCTCTGTGTCGGGTGGAGTTGTGATGTTATTTCCTTACCTCTTTGTGTATGGAAATAATGGACTGATACAGAACTGCGCTGCAGGCGACTTTAACAACTGGACAAGCGCTGACTCAAATGCCAACAACGTGTCCTCTACAAAGATCGTCAAGGGTCTTCCTCTGCGTGGTGGTACTACCTCACCATCGGGTCTATTTTGGTCTTTAGACAGCGTTATACGTGTTTCCTATACACCAACTACAGTGACTTCAGGAACCACTTCTAGCACGTTCTATTGGCGTTATGACTTAATCTCTCAACAAACCTCAATCATGTCTTCAAGTTCCGTGATTGAATATGATGGCATCTTTTACTGGGCAGGGATTGATCGTTTCTTGATGTACAACGGAGTTGTTGCCGAAGTTCCAAATTCAATGAATCTGAATTGGTTCTACGATAATGTGAATTATTCACAGCGTCAAAAGGTTTGGGTAACGAAAGTTCCACGGTTTAATGAGATTTGGTGGTTCTATCCACGTGGTGATGCGACTGAATGTACAGATGCAATTATTTACAATATAAAAGATAAGATTTGGTATGACGCTGGTTCAGCACCAGGGGCACGTCGCTCCGCAGGGTGGTTTACCGAAGTGTTTCCCAAACCTATTTGGGGTGGAACAGATACAGCAACCACGCTGTCTATTGTTGGATCAGTGTCTGGCACTACATTGACTGTGACACAAGTCAATCTTGGAGTTGTTACCATAGGTCAAGTGCTGACAGGTTCAGGCATACCTGATCAAATGGTAATTACCGCTTTGGGATCAGGATCAGGTGGAACAGGGACTTACACTGTCAATAACCCTTCAAGCACCACTGTTTCATCTACTACCATGATTGCCAATTCAAGCATCATTTGGCAACACGAGACAGGTACGAATCAAGTCTATTTGACCAACAATGATGCAATTTATTCGGCTTTTGAGACCCCTGTTTTGGGCAATCTATTGGGGTATGTAGGATCGACTCAACAGCCTGGTGAGAATAACTGGACACGCTGCGAACGCATAGAGCCTGACTTTGTACAAGTTGGTGGCATGGATGTGATTGTGACTGGTAAGGGTTATGCCGATGACATTGATCGTCCATCAGTTCCATATACATTTGACCCAACAACTCTTAAAATTGACATGCGTGAGCAACGTCGTGAGATGAGATTAAGGTTTGAATCAAATACTTTTAACGGTAATTACCAAATGGGTAAGATCGTTCTCAGCGTTGAGACAGGTGATGTACGCGGAACGGGTAACCCATGACCGTCTACGACCCAAGAGGGATGACATGGGATCAATGGTGTGCGCTGATGGCGGAGTTGTTTGCGCCTAATCAGTTGGGGACACTACCTGAAGAAAGATGGAGAGAATGGGGTGATGCGGTAGCAGGCATTGGTTACTTCATGGCATCAGGCATTGCGGATACAAGGGGATTTGAGACGTGGCAAGATTGGGCTTTTCATATGGTTGGGACAATGACAATCATAGGGACGGCTAGTTCAACAAATGCGGTGGCGTAATGGCAGATGATACAGGTTTAGTTAATAGTTGGTTCGCAGCTAACCCGAACGCTACACAGGCGGATGCGGCGGCTGCGGTGCAAGCCTATGGTGGACTGACACCTGACTTGGCACAAGCCTTGGCTACTCACTATGGCACTTCGGCTGACAACGTCAACACTGCATATCAGCAGTTGACTGCGCCCACTCCAACTCCTACTCCAACTCCCGTTCCTGCGCCTACTCCAGTCCCAACGCCTACACCGACTTCATCACCACTGGCAACACCAACTTATACACAGTACACACCAGATCAAATACAAAACTATTTGACCTCAAACCCTGGTGTCAATGTTGCGTTGGCTGAACAAAAAACAAATGCAGATCCAAACGCAGTTGCCTCTGTAATCGCTGGGATGGCAACAACTCCAAATAATCCATTGGCATCAATTGTCCAAGGAAATATAAAGCCAACATATACCAATACAGAGATAGCGGCTGATGCGAATGCTATCTTGAATAGTGGTGGAACTTATGCTGACGTTGCAAAAGAGCTAGATGCAAAGGGTGTGACGCCCACGCAGTTGGCCACGGCATTGAATATAAACCCTGCTTACGTACAGAATCAGTACAACATAGCTGATCCTACAGGCTCACAAGTCAAGGCTTATTCGGGTGATAAGGCACCATCGACCGCATCAGACACAAGTAATAACTTCAACACAACATACAACGCGCTTCAATATGGAAATACAAAAGTTGTTCAAACTGGAGCAGATGAATCAGGCGCTCCAACGTATGGCCTTCAAGATGCCAACGGCAACATATTGCCTGGCACTCCTATTGATATGGGGAATGGCGTCTATGACGTTCAAGTTGGCTCTGCTGGTGGAATCATTCACACATATACAACTCTTAGTTCTGATGGGACATTAAATCCTGTTACCGACTACAGTACACAAGTTGACTACACGGGTGGAAACAAGGGTGGATTTGTAAATCAAGTGGCATCAGGTATTTCTGCTTTATCGCCTGTGCTTGGCCCAGCCTCAGCTATCCTAGCCCCAGAGCTTCCATTGTTGGGAACTGTGCTTTCTGGTGCTAACACTGTCAATGCTATCAACAACAACAATCCATTGGGTGCTCTTTTGGGTGGAGTTAACACCGCCCTATCATTGAATGGAACTGGGCCTGTAACAGATAAATCTCCTTTAGATCAAGGAACTGTTGATTTATTAAAGAATGCACAGACTGGTCTAACCATAGCCAATGCTATTAAAACAAATAATCCATTGGCTCTTGCTAGTACGGTATCTAAAGCTTTGGGGATCAATACTGACCCATTGGTTGCGAATGCACTCACAGGTGCAAGTCTTGCTCTTGCAATATCCAAGAATGACATGAATGGAATGATGTCCGCAGCGATGTCATTGGCAAAGAGCAACAACCCAACAATTGCATCATCTGCGCAAAAAGTTATTGATACAGCCAACAATGGTGGTGATGTTACGCAAGCTGCGAGTGACATGACTCAATACGTTGACAAGGCACAAAAATACTATGACTACGCAATTAGTCAAGGCAAGTCAGATGCTGAAGCCACCATGTTTGTGAACGCTACATTGGGCGGTGGTGGC